CAGAGCTAATTGAAACACAATCCCGCATGGCCAATGGCAAAATGAGAAAATATGTTGTTGCTCAAAAAAACAATATTTCTTGTTCTTGGAAATACGTTCCTTCAAAGCAGTCTGAGTGTGTTGATGGTTTTTATAGCGCTGCTTGGCTTGAGTCATTCTATAAGTCTAATGCAGGACTTCCTATTTATTTAAAGGTTGTATCTTCAGGACTTAATACAGACTCAGGCTTTGGATCACAGCCATTAGGAGTATTTGTTACAGCACAGAATGGATCTAAAACATATGAGGTGTTTATGAATGATTTTTCCAAAACCATTATTAATAGAACCAAGGTTTCAGATTATGTTGATATGAGTATTGAATTTGTGGAGAGATAATGTTAAATGTAGGAACATTAACCACAACTCAAAGCTCTAACATATTTAAAAACTCAGACTCAGTGAGTCTTGTACCAATAGTTTCCGCTGAATGGAATCACAACTTATTTAACTATCCATATATAACAACAGCAGGCAATGGAACAAAAATATCTGGAACACCATCTGGAACAATATCTGATGTAACTGTTGGAGCAAAAGAAAACTTTGTAACAAAAAGTTTTCAAATGTCAAACGGTACTGGATCAGTATCATATACATTTTCATCACTAACTGGTAAGGCATATAAAGTAATAACATATGTAAAGAGTAATAGTTCAACACCAATAATGATCAGTAGTTACGCAAATAGTTCAGTATCACAGGCTGGATCAGCACAGGCAGAAGTAAGCTCTTTAGGCTGGACTAAAATCATAACCTATGTTGGATCATCAAAAGAAACAGATACGCTTAGTTCTTTTACTTACAAAATTGTAGCAAGTGTTTTTGCTGAAGAAACAGAAAATCCCACAGTATTTTTTACTTTGCCAGAGGTATACGAAACAACTGTTTTTGATTATAAGAATGGGTCTTTGTTCCCAACAGATACTGTTTTTTCATATTTTAGACCAGGTGAGTCATACGTATCATCTGGGAATAAATACTGTTCTCTTCCACTAAGACATAGAAGAATTGCATCAAAAGTTAAAGATGGAGAAGCAGAAAATACAATAGATGGCACTAAATTCTTTGGAACTAAGTATATGCCACTTACTCCAATTATTCAAAATCCATCATTTTTTTTAGCAAGCCCACCAGTTGCAGTATTAAAGACTGCTCTTCCAACAGACATAAACCCATATAAATATTTTGTTTCAGATTCATCATCAAAAAGCATTACAGCCATTTATGAAAAAAACTTAATAACAAATAAGATTGTAATCAAGACTAATACTTTAATGACTGTTCCAACTTTTAATTTATATATAAATAATTCTTTAGTTACTGTTGATGCTGGAACAGCAAATGCAACTACATCAATATCTCCCTCTGCAAATGCAGACGAGTATAATACTGGACTAATTGTTTTGTATTGGACTGGAACAACTTGGTCTAAAAATCCTTGGGAAACTATGACAGAGTTTCAACCTGATGGATCTTTAAATAATACAACAACAGTTAATAAGATTACTCTTACTCAAATAAGCAGAGCCATCAATACACCATTTACTTCTTTTTCAGGATCAAGTGTTACTAATGATTTAAACAGAATGCATTTAATAGAGTTGTCTCCAAGACTTGAAATTGATTTATCAAGCTTTGTTGTAGCATATGATTTAGAAAAATCACTGGACGCTCAAAATAGTGTTTTGCCGATATCTTCTATGAATTCAAATGATATATCTTTAACTTTTTCAGGAATACCATTAACAAAAAATGGTGAAATTGTTCCTATCTTTTCAAATCAAAGTAACAACTCTTTAACCATACTTTCTAATATGTTACGTAATAATATTAAATTTTATGTTAGTTTTAATTTACAGAACAGCGCAGTAAGTGGCACGTCTGTAACCTCATACACAAATACTTATATACCGTCTGGAGTATTTTATTCTGACGCTTGGACAGAAAACGACACTAAAGAAGTTACTGTTCAAGCTTACGACATTTCTAGATACTTACAATCAAGACCTGCTCCAGACTACGTAGCAAACCTAAAGACTGTCTTTGAAATAATAACAAACATTCTTGATTTGTCAGGGTTTACAGATTATGACTATGACTCACTACACAAGATTTGTAACAATAAAGCACAGCCTGTTGACATGGCGTACTACTATTGTAACTCACGAGATGTAACTCTTATTGAAGCATTAAATCAAATTTTTATTGCTTATCAAATTGGTGCGTATATTGATGAATACGGCATAATGAGGTTCTTAAGTCTTTATGATATTTTATCTGATCAGGTTTCATCTTTGTCTATATCAGATTCAGACATAATGGAAGGAGGCCTGACCGTAGCCAATCAACAAAAACCAGGTAAAATTTCTTTAAGATATCAAAGCCCAAAGGTTAAGCAGTCTCCATCATTACAAAATGTAAAAGACATTGATATAAAAAATTCTCCTGCATTTATTTATACAACCTCTAATGATGTTGTTTGGCAACAGCAATCAATTGATTCTGTTGGATTTAACTATTTAAAAGATGACATGGATATAGACTCTACTAATTTAAACATTAATACAAATGATCTCCGTGACATATTCCACACCTTTAATAGAGATGCAAATGGGTATGTGTCAGTAGAAGGTGAGATAATGTCTTTTGAGTATAAACAGTACATCATTTCTAAGGCAGATGGAACCCAGCCTAAAACAGTATCAATTAAAAATAATAATGAGTTGTCTGGAGCAATAAATGATTACATAAAAGAATATAGTGTTGGACTACAACAAAAGTCTGCAATAGTTACAGATGCAGAATGAGATGGTGTAATAAATACGTACTATGCTGAAAATAATTTTTCTACAGGAGATAGAGTTATTATTAGTGGTATGATTCCAACAAACTTTAATCTTTCTGGAATAGTTATGTTTGAACCAACACCTACTCAGTTTGAAATTTTAACAAAATCGCATTCACTTAATCCAGTAACTAAAGCAGGTGCTGCTGTTACTGCTTCAACATCAGATGTTATGGTAACTACTACAGGAAACATCACTAATGTTCAACGTGGAATGTTTGGAACAACACCAAGAAATCATAGCAGGATAACAACACTACAAAGCAAGGGATTAGAAGAAAAACTTATTAGCTCAAGCTATGTTTTTTCTAATAATACAAGTGGTCTTTCAAATATAATTATTACAAATAGCAATGAGCAAGATGACAAACTTCCTAATGTAACAAAGCTAGGACTTCGTGCTTCAGGTACAAACAAAACAGTGGTTCGTCCTGCTGTTGAAACAACAAGATCTTATAAAACATATTCTGTAAAGTTTGATATACTAGACCAGTATGTTGCTGCAGCTGGACTTTACATTAACCAAAGTAGTGTGTCATCTTCTGATCCATTGTTCGTAGAATTAATTAAGTTTAGCAAAACAAACTCTGAGGGCTTTTTCTATGAGCCACCAAAATACACATATATGTTGGCAATATATGATGAAGAAGCACTGTACGCCTATACTGATGTTACTGGTGAATGTAATACTGCCCTCAATAAATTGCCAAAAATATTTAAAGAAAACTCAGGTGCAACACCACCTGATCCAACATATTCATACGTATTTGATCCATTTTTTAACTTAAGGGTTGTTCTTAATCAAACAGACGGCTCCGATGGTGAAAACGGAACAGTTGAAGATCCATCAACAGCATTATCTATTTTCTTAAATGATGTAGAAGTTATAGGTTGGCAAGTTCCTGATACATCAACTAGCGATGCAGACTGGACTACAACAAATCTAAACAATATAACAAAAATTAGGCAAAAGCCATCTGTTCCAAAAATATATGAACAATCAAAAAGTTTTGGATTCTATGCTTCTATTGCTCCAAAATCACTTCCAAATATAACTTACCCAGAGCCTACTTCTATGAATTATGTTGCAAACCTTAGAGAAATACACGCTACAGAAAAACCACTTCTTTCAAGAAGCGCTGGATATTTTTATCAAGATCAAGAATTTTTAAACGGTATGGTTCAAAACCAACCATTAGCATCTAACTCATTAACCTATATAGTACAAACTACACCAGAGATTTCTGGCATAAACTATTACGATGTACAATACTCAACACCTGCAGCAGTATCAGTTGACGTATTTCCTATTCAATACATGATGTCTTATTTTCCAGGAGCAACAAAAGAAGAACAATTATATAAGCAAAAAAAATTAGTAACTGAGGATTCTCTATCATACTCAACACCATTAAATACAGGGTTCAGAGCAAGAATGGCTATAGCAAATAGCTCGCCTCATATGGTTTTTTTAACAAAAGAATCAGATGAAGTTATAAAGGTTGCAGTAAATTTAAATCTATGGACACATGAAATTGTAGCACCATCTGAGCCTGAAATATTAGAGGCGCTCTTGGTTGAATCAAATGGTGGGGACACAGCACAGCTTGATTCACAATGGATACAGTCAAAATCTGCTGCTAGAAAAATGTTAAGAATAGTTGAAATGGGAGTAGATGGTTTTTCAACAAAGCTCTCTTTAAGCATTTTTGGAAATCCATTGATTCAGATTGGTGATATTGTAACTGTTTCTTATGCCTTAAACGGTATGCTAAACCAAAAATACTTGGTAACAAGCGTTTCCCAATCATTTGATAGTGGTTTAAGTACAACCCTAGGCTTAAGTGGAATAAAATAATGAGTACCTGCTGTGGTATAATTAATAAAATAGGAGATCAAAATGGCATATGTAAAAATATCAGACCCACAAGTAATTGACCTTGCTGCATGGCAGCAAGTCATTAATGTTGTAAATCAGCATAGCGACAGCATTGATTCTGTAACTAACAATCTAGGCAGTGCTGCCCCTACTGGAATTGACTATAACGGTTCAAGCGGTTTTGTTAATCAGTTTGATCCAGGGTCACAAAAAATGTTATATGGAAAAGTCAAGCTTGTTCCAGGTCAAATGTCTTCTATATCTAATCAACAGATTTATTATGGAGATATAGACTTTGTAGATGAAAGCGGAACGACTGCCTTTTCTGCAAACCCAATAGTAACGGGTACCATTCAATTTGGCCATGCAGACATAGGTGCCATTAATAATAATCACTATGACTTTATTTTTAATATATTTGGTGTTACTACAAGTAAGTTCAGCTTTAGAATTAATAGAGCTATTGCTGAACCAGACAATACAAATGCTGCAACAAGACCAGATCCCATTGAAGCCACCGCTTTCTATCTTAACTGGACTGCAACAGGTCCAAAATAATTTGGTGACAAGTTGAAGTCAGAATATAGAAATAATAAGTCTGTTGCAAAAAATCCAACGATATCTATTGATGTTGATGATCCAAGACTGTCATGGGATAAAATAAAACAAACTCTTTCACGACAGGGATCAGAAATTGATATTGTTGGTCTTGATGGAAAGTCTTTAGCTGTTGGTGGATTAAATATAAACTCTAGACCAGTTGCTTCAGATGGCAATCCTAAAACTCCAAAGCCTACAAAAGATCCAGACGTACCAGGCAAAGGTATTCCACCACTAGGAGTAACAAATCTAGTTGGTGCTTGGGGACCTAATGGGGGAATAACATTAACCTTTAATTTTGATACCTCTAATTTAGCAAACATATTTATAGATAGATTTTTAGTAAGAGTGTATGACTCTGAAACAGAAGAATGGACAGACTTAAAAGCAGGTTTTGGTTACGCTGGCTCAACATTCTTAAACTATATATCACAATCACAAACATTATTTTTATCAGCAAAAGATATAGCTCAAAGTTTAGACATAAGCACAATTATATCAAACATAACTAAAGTTTCTGTTGCAACAGCTGACATATTAAATGTTGGTGAATATGTAGAAGCTAATATGCCAGCATTTGTTTCAGATTTGCCACAGCCAGAGTTTACCCTTTCTGCTGGTATTGACTATTATTTAGTTACTTTTGTTCCAGAAAATATAGCCTTAGCGGTAAGTAAAGGAAATTATTTAGGTGCAATTATTGAAGAAAAAATTACAACAGAATTAGTTAAAGCTAATGTAAGCCTAACAGCAGGATGGCAGCAAGCTGCACCAATAAGCAGTGGTACAAGTGTAGTTGTTTATACACCAGATGGTCTACATCGTTGGGTTAGAGTAAGATATATTAAAGAGTATGGTGAACCTTCAATCTATTCAGATATTAAAGATATCACACCTTTATCATTTATGCCAACAAATACAGATCCACCAACTCAGTTTACTGCTGCAAGTATTGCTTGGTCAGGAAATGATATATCTGTTTCTTTTACTCAACCAGCAACTAACGCTGGAACCACTGTTAAAGTAAAACTTGTTCCTTATGTTAATGGTGTAGAAAGTACATCTTTATATGCACACTTTTATCATGTTATAGTTCCACCAGAAACATCATTTAAAATTCTTTCACTAGACATGTATGGGCAGTTTGGAACATACTACTCAAAGTTTAAAGCTTATGTTACATCAGTGTCTGCACAGGGAATTGAAACAACAGGAGCAGTAATATCTGCTGGACCAGTAGAAAGACCCAACCCATTAGCAAACATATACCCAACATTAGGAACACCAAATGTAAATACACCGACAGGATTATTTAGAGTAACTCCATCTGCTAGTGGATACATTGTTGATTTTGATATGCCAGTAGGAGCTAGTAGACTAGAAGTATATGAAAAATCAACAGCTTGGACTGTTATTCCAACAAACGACGACAATGTTGTTTATTCTGGAGTTAGCCCTGCAAGTATTCCAACACCAGACAATAGCACAAGGTATGTCATTGTTCGTTACTATGACCAGTATGATAATTATTCTTATTACAGCATGCAAAAATCTGGACAAACTTCTGGTGTAGAGGTTACTCCAATTGATATTGGGTTAGAATCTCTTATTGAATTTCCAATTAAAATAGCAACTGATGGTTCTATTTTTTCTGGTGCTGGAGATCATACTGTTTATCCACAAGTATTTTTTAATAGGGATGGACTGTTTGCATACGATGCCGACGGTGACTGGACAACACAGATTATAAATAGTGCTGAATCAGAAGAGCCTACATTTTTTACTAAGAGAGCAGT